ACCGTAACGTTTTTAATTTGCAAAATTAGTTTTCTATGTTCGGAATGAAGCGGACTAACGAGTGACAATATGCGACATATCAATGACTTAGCATTAAAATCGTTACGATTTTAAGGGGGGTAAATCACTTTGTATGTAAAGCATGTGGGAGTTAAATGATGCTGAATAAAAGGTTTGAGGCTATTTGAGTAGTGTGTGCTGAAACAAATCGAATTGTTACATTGTGCGATACAGATATTACATTTGAATAGGGTATGAAAACACTTTAAACGGTCAAATGTTACATGGATATAAGATGAGGGCTG